CGCACCGCCTCCGTAATGCGCTTGGCTCCTTGTGTGATCGGTGCACTCACCTTGCCTGCTGCTGCCCTGGCAAGCGGTGCGGCTGCGCGAGCGCCCTGGGCAATCGCGCCAAGCTCAGCGGTCATTGGGGCCACCGCGGCTAAAGGCACCAATGCCTCACCGGCAGCCTGAGTCATTTCTTGCCCAGCCTCTGTGCGGGGCGAATATGTCAAAGACTCGGCACCTTGTGTAGCGGCTTGCTCCACAGCGTCAGCCGCTTGCTGCGTGCCAAACTGCCCTGATAGCAACTGTTCAGCGAGCCCCTTAAGCGTGCCCCCGATCATGCCGAGGGCGCCGCTTGTGGCGCCAGTGCCGAGAGCCAGAGCCGTTTCACCAGCGCCCACAATTTCGTCGCCTAGGGATTGATCAGGGGCCCGCTGCACTGTCTCCGGGATTTCATTCCCTGGAACCTGATTCATGGGGTCTTGTCTTGCGCGCGAAACAACAGCGGCCAATTTACGGGCTGCGTCCATGTCGCCGGCCTTATCGGCGTTGATCAGGGCTGATTCCAACTGCTGTAGAGTGGCCATTATTGAGCCCCGTACTTTTGCAGAAGAGCATCGATATCATCTGGCCCCGGGGCGGCTGATGGCGTGTCAGGTACGACGTCAGGCACGCCGAACCTCTCAGACAAATTGCTGCGGCTTTTGAGAATCAGGCGTTGCGCTTCTCGAACGTTCTCGACAAGTCGCGATGGTGATTGTCGAAGGCTCAAGTTTTGCAGGGACGCCTGGAGCTTTTCGCCCTCGGCATTGGAAAGCGCCCCCATTCCCTTGAGCGCCGGGATCTGAGCCATAAATGCCTGAGATGAAAGAGTGGTCAGCAATTCTTCGAAGTCAGCCGTATCCTGGCTTGCTGTGGGCAGCCTAGAAGAAATTGGCCCCGTAGCGCTTTCAATAACCCCTACAGGAGTCTTCAGCACCCTATCTGCGGTATTGAGCATGTTGTCGATAGTGGCCCGCGACGATTCAACCTCGGCAGCCTTCCCGCGTATCGTCTCGTCTCGCTTCATCTGAGCGTCTTGCACCTTCTGTTGTAGGGCCTGGCGCTTCAAGTCATTGCTTTCCCGAGCGATATTCGCGTTCAGCGCCGCGATCTGAGAGTTCTGACGTGACACCTGGATGTCATTCTGCATCTTGGAGATTTCCCAGCCCCCTTTCGCCAAATCCTGAACTGCTTTTGACTCAGCATATTTGGCGTCAACGGCCGCCTTTGCTGCCTTGGCCTGGGAGGCTGTCAATTCGGAAGGGGCGGCTTCGGCGGAGCGCAATTCGCTGGCGATCTTGCCCCACTTCTCAGGGTCCAGAGCCGAGAGGGTCAATCCGATCTGGGCGCCGGTCAGCTTAGGATCGCGCTCGAGTGAATCCCGAATCTGAACCAAGCTGCTTGGGTCCTGTCCGGAGTTCTCCATGGCCTGAATCTGCTGGTCCAAAATACCTTTGGCGATATCCGGCTTGCCACTCTGGATTGCACTGTAAACCTGGGTGCCTGCCCGGAACTGGGAGTCCTGCTGATCCTTGCTCTGGATATCCCAGGCCTGCTTGAACGCCTCCCTTTGGGCCGGGTATTTGACAGACATGGCCGCAGCAGCACCGGCAGTTGGGTTGTTCAAATAGCTCTGCAGATCGGCCGAGTATTGCTCAGCCATAGCGTTCGCTTTCTGCTGCTGGGCAAGCCCTTGTCCGGCCTGAATACCACCCATAAGCGAACCGGCGATGTCAGGTTGCTGGATGTTGTAGTTGAATGGTTGGGCCATGTCAGAAAGCTCCTGCGCCGTATGCAGCGCCGCCGATCCCGATCAAACTGTTGATCATCTGATTCTGCGCATTGGCTTGGCCGAGAATGCCGCCAGCCCGTGCTTGCCCCTGCTGCGCCAGAAGCCCGGAGATGTTATTTGCCGACTGCATGCCGGCATTGCCTGTCTGCGCGGCAGAGTTCTGCCCTATAGCAGTGATGCCGCCGAGGTTCTGATACTGCTGCTGGACCAACTGATTCAGAAGCTGTGGCCGATATTGAGCCAAAGCACCCTGAATGTTGCCGCCACGCAGACCTCCAGTGGCGGATGCGTTTTGCAGCATGGCATTTTCGCTTTGCTTCGCAACGGACTGAAAATAAGGCGAATTTTCAATGCCGGAAATAGCGTCTCGCTGAGCATTTGCGCCGCTCAGGCCGAGAATTGCCTGCTGCTGCCCGAGGGCACCGGTACCAGCCGTCACATAAGGCTCAAGCAGCTTGCTGATGGCGTCGAATTGTCGACGTTGCTCGGCAATTCCTGCTTCTGATGCTTCGGCCTGGGCCTCTCCAGCCTTGCCTGACGCTTTTGCAGATTTCGAGGCGCCATACACTGCCGCGCCTGCCCCGACTACGGCCGCTGTAGTGGCTGCCATTACAAAATCCTCGTAAATGAAGTTTCAGATTTCTGATAGCCGCGACGCTGATAGATGGTCGCGCCTATTTCTGGGTCGCATGACTCCATGACGATCATGTTCCAGTACTTGATGCCCTGGCTTCGTGCTTGCCCCTCGATATGGTCCATGAGGCGAATTCCATTCATCCCTTTTCGGGCCCGCGGGTTAACCCACCAAGCTATCTCGGTACCGCTTTTCACTGCCGCACACCCCAGCAGCGGGCCGCAAACGCCGGCCACGAAACCTTCGATGCTGCCGTCAATCTCCAGGATGGCCAGAAGCCCATGATCGAGCGCTAGCGATGCCATGAAGTGAACATGATCAGCATCGAAAGGGTCGTCATACATGGTGTGCTTCCAGAACTCACGAGCCATCTCAACCACAGCAGCAAGATCTTCTAATTTCCCGTCACGGACCATGATTGCCTCAGCTGAAAAAGCAGGTCAGAACGACCCGGGTGTTTTCTGGAGTGTCACCAAAGCCGCCGACAGGTTCGGCTCGATGCAATCTCGCAGCATCGAATATCACGGCTCGGTTCGGGCGCATTTCGGCCATGTCACGAACATCCCATGCATCTGGGTCGTTTTGACTTGCCACAACCAATGAGACGAAAGTTGGGTGGCCAGGGTTGTAGCCAATGCCAGTGTCTTTATGGCTTAAGAAGCTTGTCCCGCCACGGCAATCTTCTTCGCGATTGAGATATAGCATCAGGCTCTTGTGCCCCATGCTCAGATCAGAATGGACTTGGTGCGGACAATGAATTCCGGCAGGAGAGCGGCGCATAAACATGGTCGGATTCAGGACTTCCGAACCGACGATATGCGAAAGTTTAGTCAGGACAGACTTTGCGATCTGGGGCGGTATATCGCGGCAAATGAGCGGATAAGTGACGCCATCAAAGTCATTTACAACATTTTTGAATTCAGCGCAGTCCGCATACTCGCGCAGCGCTTCGAACTCAGGTAGGAAATTATCAACAATCAGCATCACACTCTCCATCACTGGGGTTGTGAGCTGCTGGCCGCTCTGATTTCTCAGCTGCTTTGATTATAAATCAATGGCTATGTAATTTCTCTTCCCGACGCACTGATAGTCAGAGAAGTAGCGGCGCTTGCAAGCGTGCTGATATAGCCACCCGAATCAAGAACCTGACCTACAAGCTCGGGACATGTATATGCCTCGCCCGCCGCAATTCCTCTTGTTTTCGTCACAAGATTATGATTCCCAGGAGTATCGCCCGAGGCAACAAGGTTACAGCTGAAGCTGACCGTTACCGCGCTCGTATTGGTAACTGTGAATTTGTCGATCACAGTTTTAACATTCAAGGCGGTATATTGCGTCGTCTGGCTGTTTTCGGCCTGCTTCCTCGGGATTATATTTTTGACTATGACCGCCATATCAGCCCCTCAGGTTGAAGTGTTATAGACAACATTGAATATGAAGCGCTTGGTCGCCAGTGTGCTGCATGCCAGGGCAGCGCCATTCGCCGCGGCACGAAACGCGATAGGGGTGGTAGCGCCATTTCCCAAGTCCATATCCACAAACAATGCCGCGCCATAATCAGTGAAGTTCACTGCCCCACTGCCAAAACTACTACTCAGGGCAAATGGCACGCTCAGTGTGGAGACAGAGGCAGATGCAGATGCACCAAAGGTCACGTCATACATCACATAGACCAGCCGGCCTATCTTGGTGTACGTGCACGAATTAACCGTAAGAGATCCACCGTTCCATGTTGGAACAAATGCGTCCTCCTCATAGTCATCAAGCGTGTTCTTATCGGACGAGGCGCTTTGTGTTGCCGGGAATGTTAGTCCAGCCCCTGAAGCGGAAGGAGTGGCATTCCCAACGCTCATCGTTGTAGTGGCTTTGGCGGTCGTGACATGAATCGGAATTGCCCCGCTATTCAGCCATGCAGCGATCGCTGTTTTGATATTGGCCCACGTCCATTTCTTGAGTGAAAATGACGCCGCACTGTCTATCAGCGGGAACTCATCCGCATCAACTGGCGTTGCCTTGGTAGATGCTGCATGTGTCTCAGCAGCGACAACTCCACCAGCTGACTGAGATACGTTCTTCCAGTACCCAAGCCCAGAGTCATATTGGAGTATGTTCTTGTCGGCCAAAGCCGATATCTCAACGTTTGAATCCGTCACGCCAAGCGCGCTTCCGCGCTCGACCAGCACCTGGAGCGATCCGGACGAGCCGGGACCTGCGCTGATGACAACGGCAACCTGTGTCTTCTGATTCGGCGCAGAGGGCCTGACATTCGTCATGAGGCCGCCACCCGTAGGCTTGTACCAAAGGGCGTCTCCGTCGCTCCATACCTCGCCAGATGAAGCACCAGATGTATTTATACCGCGCACAATGCCTATTGTGGTGATGCGCCCAAAAGCGTTGAGGTCGATGTTCTCGGTGGCGACTCCGACTATATCGTTGGGATCGGTCATCCCAGCAGTAGTAGGGCCAAGCGTCACCACTCCTGATGCACCTACGGTGCCAGTGATTCGGACTAGCTGGCCATCAGTAATGGCGGCCGATGCCTTCCCATAGATAAAGACTTCCTCGCCCACCTGCTGGGTAATATTGCCATTACCCATCCCAAGGTTCAGTGTCCCCGTCTGATTCCACCACAATCTGCCAACGGTATACGCAGGCTCCGGCGGGAGCGTGTCGATATCGATATAGTCAGCCTTGAGGAAATTGTCCGCCTGAACCGCGGGGGCGGCGGCTAGCATCTGCAGAGACTCTGCAATGCTCTGAAGCGCACTATTGGCCTGGTCAGCCCTGGCCGACCCGGACTGTGCTTCTGAATATGCCTCTTGAATGAGGATCGTCAGCCCTTCAAGGCTGTCGGGGATATCGACATTCAGCTGAAGAAGCATCTGCTCAAAAGCTCGTATCACCTGAGCATTTGGCGCGAAAGCGGCAAGCTGCTCTCTACTGATTTTTATCTTAGGACTAGACATTCAGAGGCTCTATGGTGGCTTCTAGCCGCGCGATTGATATGCGTGCATCACTTGTGCCTTTGAACCTTTGAATGCGCCAGTTGCGCATATGCCCCTGCTGAAACCAAACCATGCGCTTGGCTCTATCTCCAGCTTTGCCTGTCCGGATGAATTTCTCCTGGCTCCAGTTCTCTCCGTCTACAGAGTATGAGGAGCTTACCGTTGGGTCCAAGCCGAAAGCAGATCGGCCGACGAGGCAAACCAGCTCAAGCTCGTGGAATATCGCGCCCCTGCTTTCGTTATAGACAATGGTTGTGCCGAACTCCCAGCGCACCAGATCACCATAATGAGACGACAACTCGGTCGTGAGGTACCCAAGCATACTGCTCGTGGGATCGGCGCAGTTCCAGCGGTCAAAGACCCAGACCAGATTCCTGGCGCGGTAGGTAGAGAACCCATCGACAGCACTGGTCAAGTAGAACCATAGCGGCTGTTGCACCGCTGACGACCCTGCTACGTCATAGACAAGGGTCCGGTCAGGAAGGTGTACAAGAAGGTGCTGGTGTCCCTTGTCGACTCTCGTCTCAAGAACACTCTGGGAAAGCTGGGCCTCAGAGTAACCAAGAAGAATCTGGTCCACTTCGCGAGTGGAAATCTTGGTCGCAACGCTATTCGCCCCCAGGTAAACCCCGGGCGCCTCATTCTTCCCGCTGCCAAGGAATGCCACAGCATCAACCAAGATGCATGCGGCATGGGTGCCAATGATCCCCTTCTGGATTTGCGCGCCTTCAATGCGCTGGAACGGGAAGAGGTCACCCCCAATATTGTCGAAGACCTCAATCGTGTACCGATTCATTGCATACACTTCGTTCTGAATCTTGAGCAACCCAAGGATAGGGTCAGGATCAGCCTCGGAGCTTCCGTACTTCAGCGGGTCCACTGCGGCCGGGTCGTTCAACTCGGTGACCACGAGGGATATTCCGTCAGTAGTCATGAAGTACCCGTCAATCCACACGACATCGATTACTGCACCCAAATCTGGGTCCGTGACCTGGGTTAGAGAGGTACCGATCAGGTAGTAAAGCTTGTTGTTGGAAGCGATCGCCAGGCGGTCAAAAGAATAATCAAACCTTACCTGGTTGGTGCCACCAACATCGCCCAGGACGGTCACGGTCCCGGCTTGATCGATTGATACCAGCTTCGATCCCATTACCCGATAATAGGCACCCTTCCAATTGATGCCGCCCCTATCTATGCCAGGCCCAGATCCGGACTGGATGATCCCGTCAGCAGGGCGAAGGTATCCTTTAGATATCCCATTTTCCTTAGGAACAGGGATCAGGTTCACCGGATACGAACTGCGGAAATCCGCCTCTTCATCGGTATAGATCCCGTCAAGGATAGGGATTTGCATGGTTAAATGCCGCCTTCGCCAGTCTGTACATGAAGAGTGGTGCCGGCAGCGGAGATATGTGCCAGGGTATCCTCGCCGTCACCCTTGGTGATGATCACCGAGGAAAGCGGAAGCACTGGCAGATCTGCGGTTGTTGCCGTTTGGGCGCCGGTCCCGACGCGTACATGACAGATGTTCGCCCCGCTATTCACCAGTCGAACCGATTTCGCCACAGGATCGATTGAAATAGATGCCGATGCCGCGGCGGGGGTAGTGACTTGGTTCGCGCCACGATGCGGATTGAATGCACGATTAATCATTGTCTAATGCCTCAGTTAGCCGACGCGATACCAAGTGCCGGTAGGTAGATCGAATTTCAGGCGGAAGAATGCGTTTGCGGCCAAAGTGGTAGGCGCTCCCGTCACGGCCGTTGCACCATTGGCGCTAACCGTCAGGGCGGTAACGATCTGAGTGCAATTGACCAGAACTTCTTGCTTGTCGACGCAGGTGCTGGCCAGTGGGAGAACAAGCGTCCCGGCAGCGAAAGTGCCTGTCGGCGTCAAGATCAGATGAATATTCGACGCCCCGGTGGTGATCGAAACGCTAAAGCCTGTCGCTGATGGGGCGGCATATTGCGTGACGAACTCAGGGATTCCAGTGCTTGGGAAGTCAAGACTCCCCTGCATGTATGCGAGAAGCACCGACAATGCGGCGCCACGTGCGTCACCTTGATTCTGGATGTAGATAGGGACGACATCGCCAGCATTTACCGTGTCGACCCGGGTGAGCTTGTTGATTGACGTCATGGCTTGGCCTCAGTCGAATTCGATAACGCTGTCAGGACCAGCAAGAAGCGGGTCGCAAGGCGGATTAAGGAAGGGGCTATCATTGTTGCGCCATGGCTTGTTCCCGGCGCCGGCTGGAAGAGTCCCAGGGAATTGTTTCTCGATCGGGGTCGACGCCAATGCCAGCAGCGTGTCATAGGCGGTTTTCGCGAAGAACTTAACCTCGGGGGCTACCGTCTTGCCAAAGTCTGGAGCAATGCGAATCCCCAGACCGTAATAGATCGCCTCGTTTGCTGCGTCAGGGACTCCCGTCTCTTCATCGATGTTGCTGTTCTGAGGGCTGCTGGGGGCTGGATACCCGACGCGAATACCCTTCGCATTCCATGCGGCCATCATCGAGTCAAGACGTGTCAACGCCATCTGAAGCTGCTGAGGCTCAAGATCAAAGACGTATCCGGCCATCCCGATAGCAGAGAATGCCTGCTCAATGTATTGCCGCTTCGTCCAGCCCATGATTACGACTCCTGGCCGATCGAGGCTTCGATCAATTCGGCTAGACGCCGATCAGATGTGCGCCCATCGAACTTAATCGCGAGCTCTGAAGCCTTCTCTTCCAGCTCGGAGCGCGACGGCTTGGAATGAATATCTTCTCCAGCCATGGCCTCAGGAAGAGTCATAAACCACCCGGCGGCGCGGAGACTCGACAGAGCTTCTTCATCTGCTGCGCCAATGTAGTCATACGTTCCTCCGGTGCAATGATGAGCACCTGGACACCTGTAAACGATGGTTGGAAAGCTCACCGATATTCCTCCTGGGCAGCACTTGATTCTTTCGCTCGGACAGGCCGGCGTACCGGCCCATCCATCCGGCTTAGGACAGCCGATAGGTTACGAAGGTATCCGCCGCAGTCTTGCGAGTACGGAAGAGCCCGGATGTCACGGTGACCACTGCTGCGACACCCACCAGGGTATGGCCGGTGGCCGCGGTTACGGTGAAGGTATTGCCGCCGGTGTTGATGACAGACCAGTCAACGGAATCGTTGATCGCCATTTCGGTAGCCGCGTCCATGACTGCGCCGGTCGGAACAGTGCCAGCCACGGCTGCCGCTGTGGTCGAAGTGACGATTCCGCCGAGAATGGCGGCCGCGGTAATGGCGCCAGTCGCATTCAATGCAACGGGAGCCGCCTGAACTTGACTCGCCAGACGAGACAGAACAGTAGGCGCGGTACCTACCTCATACTGGACCTCAGCAGCACTGGCCTCGATGGTGATACTGGCCGCAGTGGTAAACGGGCCGAACACAGTTTGGGTGTTGACCACGGTACCCAGCAGGTCTTTGGCGGATGGGAAGTTTGGGAAGCCCACGTTTTGAAATACGTTGGCCTCGCCGACGGTGAATACCGCGACACTTTCGTTTGCCGGCACCGTGAAGGTCGCAGTGCCTTGGGTGTAGATGAGTTGCGACATGATCTGAATCCTCTGATTTTTTGGACAGAACGAAGGGGCCGAAGCCCCTTAATTCTTGCTGTTAGGTCTGGCTGAACAGCATCAGGCCGGCCATTTCTGGCTGGGCGCAGACCACGCCGAACAGAGTGTCGACACGATATTTGATCTTCATCGTGTTGATGTCGTACCACTTCTGCATCACCAGCTCGATACCCTGCTCGGTGGACGCGCGCATAACCGCGGTACCGGCATCGCTTGGGACTGCATAGCGGCCCGGCAGGATCTCGAAGGCATCGCGGTGCCAGAAGGGGTTGGCATAGGCCGAGACGGTGTTAAGGAACACAATCGCAGCGGTAGCCGATGGGGTCACAACGACGTTCTGGTACTGCGCCTCAGCGTCCGAGCCACCTTGGTTCGAGATGATCGGCGGGCTGATAGTCATGGTGGTGGCGGAGTCAACCGAAATGACCCGGAAGGTCTTCAGCTGGCCGGTGTCGCCCTTGGTGATGTGCTGCACAGCATTCACGCCGGCAATCGTGAACGCATCGCCAGCGGCCACGTTGGTGGTGCTGGAGATGGTCACGGTTTGATAGCGGTTGTCGACGTTGCTGGTCTCGCCGGTAGCTGCAACCGAAGTAGCCTTCGGCACCCACCAGTTGTTGGCGCCCACCAGGGTGCTGATGGTCAGGCCGCCGCCACCTGCCGCAGCAGGAAGACGGTTCGCGTAATCCAGCTTGTAGGTATCGAAGCTCGCAACCTCGCCTACGAATGCCTTTTCGTATGCGGTATCGGATTTGCGATTGCCGAACGAACGAGAGGCGGTAGACAGGTTGCTGGCCATGCCGTTGTAGTCGCGGGTCGACAGCGCCAGGTAGCGGTCGAAGCCGGAAATGCCCTGCTCGTTCATGATCGCTTCGGCCTGGGCCACATCATCGAAGCCGGAGGCTGCGGTGGTGCGCTTCACAACCAGAGTGCCTTGCAGGGCAGCAACGTTCATCACGGCCACGTTGATGTCACTGGCGAGCTTCTGGTAGGCCGCCTTGCCGAGACGCCCTTCTTGCAGTGCATCACGCAGCTGCTTGGCATCCATCTGCCATGGGGACGACTTGCTGAAGCCGATGCGGGCCGGCACGGAAAGCTGGGTGCTGTCGCCGAAGTTGGCGGTCTGGTCCATGCCGTCGAACGACTGAGCGATGTACGGCATTGGGCGCCAGATGACGTCGTTGGTACGCTCCATCATTGTCATGTCGTTGCTGAACGTGGAAACGTTCCGGGACAGAACCAATGCATCCTCGAAGCCTTCGAGCATATCCTCGAACGCTACGCGCTCTTCTTTAGAGAATGAGTTACTCATGTTGAAACCCTTTATGAATGAGAAATTACCGGGCAAATGCCCCGCTTTAACTCATCCACTTAAAGGGCTGGATGGCGGCCTTTCGTGCAGCTCTGCCTAGTTGTGGCTGGCGAAACCATTTGTACTACCTGTGCAAGTATACAGCGCTATTGACTGATCACATAGTCAGCTGTTACGCGCCTTTTCTCGTTGCTGACGACGATAGGCATTCACCTTCGTCATGTCTCCAGTCTTCTCTGCCTCGGCCCGTAGGCGCTCCAGCGTTGAATCGACAGACCCGGATACTTTCCCGGTCCCGGTCACGGTCTTCTCGGGTGGCGGTGCTGGCTTGCGGCTTTGAACTTTCAATTGCGTCTCCAGCTTCGCGATGGCGAAGGCGAATTTCACATGGTCGTTGATGGCGGCAAGCTCTGCGGCCTTCTTCGGGTTCTTGCCCAGGGCGTAGACAACCAGCGCCGGGTTTTCTGCGCCCTGAATGATGATCCCTTGCTGGGTGACGTTCAGCGAGTTGCGCACCTGCTCTTCAGCGTCATCGAAGTCCTTGACCTTCAGGCCTGACTTGGCAGTGGAGTACTCGCCAAGGCGCTGCTGCCACTCCTCCTTCTGCTTCTGCTCCTGCTTGCGGGCATTCTCCTGCGCTTGATCGATCTCGCGCTTACGTTCGTGCCATTCGGTCAGGCGCGCTTCGAACTTCTCGGCGTCGTAATCGATGTCGGCATCGTCCATGGAAGGCTTCTTGCCCAGCGTTGGAGCAGACTTGTCAGAATCTGGTGCATTGACCTTTGCGCGCAGCTCGCGCAGCTCTCTCTGTGCCTCGCGGTGGCTCTTGCGCAGCTCTTTGACCCATGCCGGGGCTGAGCCTTCGTCCTGCTCTTCCTGAACCTTCTCGCCGGCGATGGTTACAACGACTTCGCTATCGTCATCCTCCACCTTTTCTTCCAGGTCTTCCTGCTCTTCCTGCTCCTCAGGCTCTTCTTCCTCTTGTTCTTCTTCCAGAGCGTTGACGCTGCCGAGGTCGCTCCCTTCACCGTCCGTCGTGCTCATCAGGAAATGACCAAGCCTGCAATGTACAAATTGATTCATGTTTCTCTCCATTTGCTCGAGCATTCAATGGCAGCCCGGATGCCGGTTAAAGCGCTGGGGGCGCTGGGGGAGTTGCGTCAGTAGCAATCACTGTTACATCAGGCGCAGGGGGCAGGCCCTGCTGGAATCTTTCGATTACCTCCAGAGCCTGCTGCTGCTCAATCTGGTCAGTCTCGGTGATGGTCTTGATGGTTTCGGCCTTGGACTTATCAGCGTCGGCCAGGGTCTTGATGGTGGTGGCGCGCGCCTTGACGGCGTTGGCCTCAGCCTCTTGCGCTGCCGCCTGCAAGTAGATGGTGTTGGCGTCTGGCTTGGCGTTGGCCTGGGCTTCAGCAAGCTCCTTGGCCTCTTCTTCGGTCGGCTTAACAACGCCCATGCTGACCAGCTTCTTGCGGAAGAATCCGCGAACGTCCTCGATGCCTTCGCCCTCCATGTTCATCATGACCATGGCGCTCAGAACCTGAAGCGTCTCCGGGTCGGTGGTGATGGTCATCATCCCTGTCAGTGCGCGAACGGTGGCGGCGCGCTTGCTGCTCGAGGATGGGCCTACATCGACCGCCACGTCGAAGCTGGCGTTGGACAGGTCGTTCTCTATCTCGAAGCCTTGGGCGCCGGTGACTGGTCGCAGGATCTCAACAGACCCAGTAGTGCCGTCATAAGAGACGGTCTTCATCTTGCGACCTTCCTCCACCAATACATCCTTGGCCATGCTCAGCCAGATTTCACCAGAGCGCTTGACGGCCTTAGCCATGTTGCTCATGTAGATGAAGGTCTGCATGTCCAGGCGGTTCTGGATCAGCTCAACGGCTTTGCCAGACATGTTTGGCTGGAGCTGTTCACCGGCCTGCTGGTTCCCGAGAAGGTCTTGCATATCCGTCTCGGTGATCTGGAGTAGTGCAGCCATCGCCGCGGGGATCTCAGGCGCCTTGGTGTACCCAATAGGGCCGGATGCTACCTGCTGGCCCGCTGCATCCGTGATCGGGCTCACAAGCAAATATGGAAAGTTCTTGATGTTGTCTTCAGCCCACATCACCTGATGGCCGGCCATCTGCTCCGGTGTGAATATCGGCTTCTCAATTGAGCTCAAGGCACTGATTTCGCCAAGCTTGCTCAGCTGCATATTTTTCAGCCGCTGAGCATCCTTGGCCAGGCGCACATGCCCCATGCAGCGCTCAACGTTATCGACAAACCAGCGCTTCCCGTACATGGGAACGATTGGGATGCACTTGCCTGGGAGATAGCCGCAGTCCTCAAGCACCTTCCCGCCCGACATGATGTACTTGCGGATCTTCTTGCACTTGATCTTCTTCTGGCGAATCTCTCTGCTGCCTATAGCAATCAGGCGCTCGCGAAGGTCTTCGTCATCCTTGAAGTCAGAGTCCTTGTAAACCTTCTCTTCGCCATCAAGATCGCGCCAGATGTAGGCCGTCTCTTTCAGCAGCTCAACGACATAGTATTCAGCAATGAACACCACATCAGGGGTGCACCAATCGAACTCAGACTGATGCACGATCTTTGGCCAGGATGCCGGGTCGTCGCCCCACTCTTCCTTGTATGCGCCAGGGGACATAGCTGTTAGCACATAGCAGCGCTTGGCGTCCGATTTGTCCTGGCGTTTGGCATTCAGGTCGAAGAACACCGAGCTATCAGCGTCAAAGATTGGCTCAATGCGGATGCGTTGGCGCTCGTCCTCGGGGTCCTCGTCGTCTTCGTACTCGCAGCGCAGGCGCCATGCACCAAAGCCGCCACCGACTGCCTCCTCAAAGGCATTGTCGTATGCCTCTTCGGCGCAGCTGTCCTGTTCATCTGCCCGGTACAGGCCATCACAGGTATCAGCCAACTTATCGTCTTCAGCGCCGTCCTTGCTGATGAAGTCAACCGTGATTCGGTTGTTCCGGTATTCGTTGATGATCCTGATGACTGAGAGGTGGACCTTGTTCACTTCGAACTTTGGCTTGTTCTCGAACTGGTCATTGAGCGGGCCTTCCCACTGAGCGCCGGCGATCGAGTAGAAGCGCCGGTCTTGCAGGCACTGGCGGCGCTCATCGCGGAGCGCCGACTGGATATTGTCGAACTCAGCAAGCGCTTCCGCGTGGATGCCACGCAGCCTTTCTTCTTTGGATAGCGACATTGCCTATTTCCTGTTGAAGTGATTCATGGTCGCGATAGGTGTGACCGAAACTTCTTTCTTGAAGAGGATCGGCCATTCAACATCGACGCAGTAGCCGATAGCGGTGGTGATGTGCTGGTATTGGTTCGTCTGGTCTTCCTGGAAGGTCGATCCCTTCTGGAGCTGAACCGTTGACAAACCCTTGTCGCAATACTTGGCGGTCGCTGGATTGACGTAGAGGCTGATCACCCCGTCGGCCGTAGCGATCTTGGCCCGGACAGCGTTCTGCCTGTCCTTGATCGCTGGGTGCGCGGCCTTCACCTTGCGCTGGAAGGTCCAGCCATTGGCGCGTAATACGGCCTCGATGTCGGTGTAGTCAGATGCGTGCCCGTGCTTCTCACCAGCCTGCCCAGCTGGATCGCCGTAGATGATCACGTTCTTGTTCTGGTGGTTCTTGAACTTGTCCACGAACTCGATGGCGGATTGTTTCGATACAGCACTGATCAATACGATCTCATCCAGCAGGTACAGATCCTTCCCGCTGTTGCGGCGAACGCCAATGGCCGATGACAGCGGGGTGAAGTTCTGGTCATGCATCCACATCAACTGCTCATGCGGCTCGATGGTCGCAGTGGTGTGGTTGGCTTTGCTGTAGTCCTCGTAGATCCGGCCGGATGCCGTCTCGAACGACGCCTCAAACTCTTGCTTGAACTGCTTGGCGGACATCGCGCGCTTCATGTCTTCAATGACATCGGGCGGCAGAATCTCTGCTGACTTCCAATGAAAGACCTCGAAGTTCGGGTCTTGCCCTGTCTCTGCCTGCATGCACAGGTCGTAGTAGTGGTTCAGGCCATCAGGAACGCCGAGAAGCCAGCACCAGGCGCGATAGTCCGGCATCGTTGGATTCACGGTGTTCAGCGCGGGAAGGATGTTCGCCTCCCATGCGTCGGGCTTGATGTCGGCAAACTCATCAATGCCGCCGCCAGTCCAAGGAACACCTTCGATGCGCTGCGGCTTGTCGAGCCCGATAACGTTAATCTCGCTTCCGTTGTCCAGGTAGATGATCAAGTCCGACTCAGAAGGCCGTCGGCTATGCATGCAAGACAGTGAGAAAGCCTTGAGGTCATCCCAAAAGATCTTCTTGGCTTGTGCGTGAGTCGGGGCCGCGGCGAAGTACATGCCCGCATAAGCAGTGGCTTGCTTCACCAAGAACCGTTTGAATCGCTCGGTCTTGCCGCTACGTCGACCGGCCGGAACGAGCGGGAACCGGACGCCGCGGAGAACGGCAGATACAAGAGCCAGTTGAACCGGATGGTCTTTCAGTGGATACCAGCGTGCCAGCTGGCGATCGAGCATCAGGTTGCCGGTGTTCATGACGGCAACTTGGCAATCAGATCAGCCAGCAGCTGGGCGTTCGAATTGCCGCCACCCTTCTCGATCAGCTTTATCTCTGCCTTGCGCTTCTCGATCTCTAGACGCTTTATCTCTGCGTCGAGTTCAGCATTACCTGGCGCAGTGAACATGCCAAGGTGACGGCCGATGTCAACCAAAGCGCCCTTCTTGTCATGCAGCTTAACCTTCAGCCCTTCCTTTCCTTGGGAGACCTCAGCAATGGCTCCAGCGGTCTCGTCGTCGATCTCGGTGGAGTCGATCAATGCCAGGCCGTGGTACGGCACCATATCCTCTGCACACTCTTCCTCACCGTCGACCATTCGAACCATCGTCTCGCCCCAGCGAACGACCTTGCGGATGTCGCTGAATCCGATCTTGGCGAGTTCGCGCAGGACCATATCCTGGGTGATTCCCACTCTGCCGGCCCGCGCATCCATCCTTTTTGCGATAGCGGCCTGTATGTCAACATTTGACAACAGTCGATTCCCAGCTTGCCGGGCAGTCTTAGGGCTGAATCCAGCGCGGATCGCCGCCTGAGTGGCGTTCAGGTCGATCAGGTATTCATCAACAAAGCGTCGCTGCTTTGCTGTCAACGTCCCCACGTATTACTCCGCTTCAGCTGCGGGCGCGTCTACAACGCTGAATGCGATGTTGCGCAGTGGGTAGACGGCGATATCGCTGCCATCAGCAGCGAGGAAATGCGCGCAGCCGTCTTCTCGGCGATCGACGCTTTCAGCTTCCAGGTAGTGAGAGCCTTCATTGGTTTCGATCTTGTAGGTCTGCATATTCAGCTCTTCTTCAGGCAAGCCTTAACGATGTAGTTCTGAAGCTCTGCAACCTGAGCCATTACCTTGTCGTTGGCTTCTCGGAGGTCGGCATAACATTAAAAAAAAAAAGGTTCAAGTTCGGGGGCGGCTGCATGAGAGCTGCCGGGGGACTTGGTATCTGGCAATTGGGGGCAGGCGGCACGGACGTACACGCGCTTAACGCCATTGCGCAAATCAGCAACAAGCTGAGCCTTTTTGGTCTCGGCATTGCTCAGAGCCTCTTGGTATTGAGCGTCGATGGAGTCGCGAACAGCGAGAGAGTGTTCGTATGCCAGTGCTTGGCTCTCCAGATCACCTACACGCTTCGACGCGGTGCTCAGGCTGGTGCTGACGTGGTCAAGACGCCAAAGCGCCACAATCAGCGCCATGGCAAGACCTGCGAGCAGGTAGCGAGTCATGGGCGTACCCCGAAGCGCTTGGCACAGTAGTCGGAAAGATCCCGCTCATCGCGCAGGACCGCCACTGGTGCACCGGTCAGGCTATGGAGCACCACCAGCAGGCTGCCGACGGTGTGCACCTCGCCTTCGTTGCCTTGGTAGTTCCAGCCGCCCTGCTTACCGGTAGCCCAGATCACGCGGGCTTGGCGCCCTTTGCATTGCTGGGAACGCAGCTCAACAGCGGAGTACTGAGTATTCATCGCTGGGCCTCAATGCACTTTTCGTGGCGCTCAAGCTGTCGAGTCCACACGCCCCAGCACCGCTTGTTGCCCGGGGTTGAGCAGTCGAAGCCGGCGGCGAATTTGTACTTGAGCAAGTCGTGACAGGCCTGGGCGTAGTTACCGGCCAGCAGGTCGCTGCGCATTGAGGACTGGCGCCAGGTGCCGATGCCGTACTGGCCCACGAAGTCCATGTACAGGTCGAACTCTTCTTGGTGGAGCTTGACGCCCGGCAGGCTGGCGGCGAACTGCTTCTCGGCCTGACTGTTCAGGTTGCGGGCCAGGACCTCGGCCCGGGCCCGGGTAATGGTGTCGGTCATCTTGACCGCGGTGCCGTCTTCCCACCGAGTCGAGCCATGGCCAAGGGTCGGCACGTCGCCCTGAGTGGGGATCACGGCGTGGTCGGTAAACCCCTCGCTAGCCTTCCAGGCGCCGAAGCCAGCCATGCTCAAGGTCAGCATGCCCACGGCGATGCGCTGGCGGGTGCTCACGGCCGGCACTGCTCGCGCAGGGCCTTGATGCGCTCCACGCTCTCGGCGTGCTCACGGCGGTCGCGGCGGATCTGGAAGTAAGTGCTGATGACGAGGCCCAGCACGGCCACGGCCACACCGGCGATGCCGATCCAATTGATCTGGGATAACCAGCCGACAAGACCAGCAGCGCCGCCAGCGAGCATCCCCTTATTGGCCACTGAAACACCCACCACCTCTACGATGCTCTCAGGCGTCGGGTTGGCCATGCTTGGACTCCTACTTGAGGCTGCCATGGTGGGCCTCCAGAAACGAAAAAGCCCCGGCGAATGCCAGGGCTTGGAATGGGTGCAGATGGCCGGTGCTGATCGCCGGCATTAGGCTCGGGAGTACGAATCCCTAGCGCATCAGCCTGCGCATTCATCTGCATAAAAAAGCCCGACTCAATGGCCGGGCTTGTCTTGAGCGGTAAAACCGCAATGTGGCAAAATAATGCCAAACACTACTCAAAACGTCAAGCGGCATTCTCCTCTTCGCACATCTCGGCGACCACTACCGCCACTGGCCTCAAGGCCTTTGCATCGAGCTTGTCGATGTGGCTTGCAAGGGTGCTCCATATACCAGCCCAGTCGCGAACCCAGTTGTGGGGATCCATGGATGTGCCCGTCCGGTCCTCGACGAACATGCATACTTCACCGGGACCCATTTCCGGCCGCCCCTGAACCATGCGCTTATGGGATTGAAGGGCGGCGAGAGCCATCCAGTAGGCGCGCTCACGCTTTCGCTCAGGCAGCGTATCAAGACCAGACCCAAGCCACGCCAGGCCGTGTGCAATGGAAAGATCGTTGCCGGTGGCCATTGGCGAGTAGAGGAAATGGCCAAGATGCCGGATCGACTTTGGCAGAGTATCGATCGCTCGCATGATCAGCCCAGCAATGAGCATGTGGGCACAGCGTGATTCAGTCAGCCTTCTGCCTGGCCTGGTCTCGTGCACTCCTGCGCTCCGTACAGCGTATGACTTGGCAGTTTCTTGGCCATGCTCGTTCTCAAGCATGACCACCACCCTTTCCTCGCCGGCTCCGGACTTCTTGCCCAGGCGAGCCTGCTCGGCGGCCACGGCCATTACCGAGCTGCGGCTTTCATGGAGCGCGTCGTGCCATGCCTGTCTTGCATTAATAAGTCTCATGCTGCAGCCCTCTTGAGTTCTCGGGTCTTGGCCCGGTATTCGACGGTTATTGCCTTGAGTTCTTCCACGGTGTACTTGCGCGGCTCATGGTCGGCTTCGAGCGCCTCGACTGCCTCGAGGCCAATACGGGCGATCAACCCGCCCCGGAAGCCCTGGGAAACGGTGTAGCCCTTGCGGGCGTGCATGTAGGAGCCAGAGTTACAGGCTTTGCATTGAAGCCAGATATTGGTCGGCACCAGCCTTAACTCTGGCCTAGCGCCCTTGCCGAGGAAGTGCCCCGCATCGAATGCCCCGCCAGTCTTCCAGCCCTGGGCGGCGATGATCTCTTCTTGGCTCAGGCCGCAGCTCATGCACCCACTGCCGATGCTCAGCTCGTAGGTGCGGCGATAATCGCGCAGGGCCTTCTCGGCATCCTTGAGGTGGTCGGCGCGACTCTTCAGGGCCTCTTTCCTGACCTTGATCTCCCGGCGCTCGACCTGGGCCAGGGACTTCCGGGCCTTGGCCTGGTTCACGTCCTTGATGGCCAGGCCGCACTTCGGACTGCATACGGCCTGCCCAAGGCGCTGAGGCACGAATGATTCCGCGCAATCGGGGTTTTTGCAGGGCTTCGGACGGGGCTGTCTGGCGGAGATCACCACTTCATCTCCTTGATCGACCCAAAGTCGAAGTCAGGCAGCGTAGAGGTTCCGTTCAGGTAGTCGGTCATGATCTGCACGTCTTCCTGCGTGCAAGACCCTGGGCAGGACTGCCAAAGGCTCATGGGGTCAGTGCTGTACATCGCGCCACGACAAAAAATACCGTACCGGCAGTACATACCGTCCTCGACAACCCCTACACGAGCTTTCCCCTTGTCGAAGTAGACGATGTGGTGCTTGCCTGCATCGGTACGGATGAGCTTCGCGCCTTTACGATTGCTGCGCTTAATCCACTTTTGGATTTCTTCGCTGTAGGCGCTCATGCTGCCGCCTCACTCAGCAAGTCAACGAACACCACGCCCTTGGCGCTGAACTCGGCCACGATCTGGTCCGTGTAGGCGATGCCCTGGGCGCGATTGAATAGGCGAGTCACCGGGAAGCCGTCGGGCCCGAAGATCGAACATGGCCCCATCAGTTCCAGCTTTGTCTCGTAGTCCAGGTGCAAGAACATCCGGTTCCAGCCGTGGCGAAAGTCGACGTCGGCGCTGCGCATGATCGGCACGCCAAAGTGCAGCTTGCAGTACTTACGGGCGTCCTCCACGTCGCCGATCTGGGTCATCTGGGCGATTCGCTGGTACAGGGCGAACCACAGGGCGTTCTGATCGAGCGTGCGGTCCTTCCCTGGGCGCAGGGAGACGACCACGAACTTCTTGTCCCGGTACATGGCTGTCAGGGCGTTGATGGCCTCGGAGAGCTTGGTTGCGCTGTTGACGCTGATCTTGTCGGTCATGGCTTGTCTCCTGTCACATACAGGCATCGGCCTTGGCCCATGTCGTACAGCCAGCAGCCCAGATGGTCTTGGATTTCTTCGCAATCTTCGTCGCAGTCCTTGCAGATAGGCTCGCGAGGGGGCGCTTCACTGGCGCGGACAGCGATGATTAAGTCTTCGGCGTGTTCAGTCATGGCTGCTCTCCCTTGCCCAGGGCGGCGACCACTCTCTGTGCTGCCTCGTGCGCGTCTTCGAAGCGCTGGACGTTTTGCTGCATGCAGAACAATCCACCATCCACCAAGTCCCAACAGTAGCCATACATGGCGGTCATGCCCTTCAGTGCGGTCAGCAACGCCTCGTTCTCGGCCTTGAGCGCAGCATTCACCTGGTTCTGCGCTTCGAAGCCAGTGCGCAGGCCGGAGAGTTCAGCCTTGAGCTGGGCGCGCTCTTCCCTTGCGGCCTTGTTCGACTGGACGACACGGGCGCGAGACTCCTTGGCCGACCGTACCTGAGAGCGTAAATCCCACTCGCGTGCGCTCCCTGCGGCGACGTCATGCTTTAGTTGCTCGTTCTCGGCGATTAGGGCCAGGACTGCGGCAGGACTGGTTGCAAGCCTGTAATCGGCGCTCCAACTGCATCCTGGATGATTTGCAGCCTCAGCCAGCCGCTTCAGTTCGGTGTAGTCGGTCATGGCCGGCGCTCCAAGTAGGACCAGAGCACGGCAGCCCCAGCGGAAAGAATCCCGAATACATAGCCAATCATCGCGGCGCCATCTGAGACCACCCCATTGGCAGCGATGAAGAAAAGCAGCGAAAGGATCAGGTAGAACTGGTGGTTACTCATGGCTTCACCTTCAGGCCCTGGGCCTCGATTGCTTCGCGGCAGTTTTCAAGTGCTTCGTTGTAACTCTGGTTTTCGTCGATTCTGGGCAAATGGCGAATCTTGCGCTCTGCTGGCAGCTCCACCACCAGGGTCTCGCGGTAGGCTTTCCATCCCCACCAGGCCGCCTGTATTGCATCGTTACGATAGGTGCCATCTGGCTTTTTATGCAGATCACTGTTCTTGTACAACTCGACAACTGCCTGTTCGAACTGCTCGCGCATCTTGTTGGTGTCCATCAGAAACTCTCCTTGCCGCGTTGTGATTCCCAGGTGAACGGCAGAACAATCACGCCGCCTTCGCGCAGGCGATCCGCGCAGCGCTCGCCGATTGCCGCCGGTAGTTCCTGGGCGCCCAGGTTGGAAACAATGATGGTTGGCAACTGCTCCTCGTACCGGCCATTGATGATGGCGAACAGGGTCGATAGCTCGAAATCGCTCGGCTTATCCTTCGAGGCGCCGATTTCATCAAGGATCAGCAGCGAAGGCTCAATGAGCGCGGCGAAAATGCCCGACTCCGACCGCTCGCACGCTCGGTCGTACGTGGACCGGATGTCCTGCAGGATTGTCCCAATGGTCCGGTAAACAGCCGCGGCTGAGCTAGTGGCCATGATTTCGTTCGCTATGGCCACGGCCAGATGGGTTTTCCCGGTTCCAGGCTTGCCGAGCAGCAACATGCAGCGGCCAGCTTGGAAGTGATCGTGGAATGCATCGGCATAGGCCCGGCACTTTTCCAGCGCTTTCGCCTGCGCCGCGCTTTCGGCGACGTAGTTATCGAATGTTTTGGATGAGAAGCGCTTGGGAATTAGTGCTGCACCGAGCTTTTCAGCCATTCGCATGCGTGCAAGTGCCGATTCCTGGGCCTGCTTCCTGATCTCTTCCTCTTCGGCTCGAATCCTGGAACATTCCGGGCAACCGATCTTGAACTCGCGCCCCAGCATGAGCATGACCTTCTGCTGGAAAGGCCCATGGGTTTCGCACTCGGCAGGCTGGATGCGCTCGCCCATGCCTTGATCATCGACGGATACGGCGATCTCAGAACGCATAGGAACCATCCTCCCGCTCGATCAAGCCCGATGTGTAATCACGATCAGAAAAGCCGTGGTGGCGAGACTGAGTGACCGGCTTGGATGGGGCGGCTGCGCGCCTGGTGATCCACTCGACCTCAAACCCCTGCCAGCCGTTGTCGACAGCGATGGTCAGCGCGTGGTTTGGCAGGACGCCAAAGGCCTTGCACTGCTCCAGCTTCGCGTTGAGGCCGGACCATACCCGGGCGGTCATCGGCGCCTTCTTGGCCCGGCGAACAGCCAGGTAATCATCGATCAGGGTTTCGGAGACCTGGTGCGGGTTGTCGGCAAGCATCTGCGATTTCCCGAACGGTGCTTTCCGCTCAGACTTGGCAGGGGTCGATTCAGTGTGGGGGGTAATAATCTCTTCCGAAGGAAGAGTTATAGGGGGTTTTTCTTTCTTTGTATAAAGAAGGGAAGTTGCCGTTTTGGTCTCACTCGCTTCATTTCTCAGTGAGACGATTTGGGCTGAGTGAGACGATTTGGTCTCAGTGAGATTGTCTGATTTTTCCTCGTAAAAGGCCCATTCGGAGATAGGGGAAATACCGATGTCTCCACGGCTTCCACCTACCCGATAGATGATCCTGCGCCCAAGCAAATGGCTGATCGCCTTTGAGGTTACATCTCGGCGCATGTTGGTAAGCTTGCCCAGGTCATCAGCAGAGAGGCGCCGAGTCTCCTGCTGGTATCCAATTGTCTGCCGTGCGATAGCCATCAAAACGCGAAGCTCCCGCGCCGGTAGATCTACCGTTGCGAGAGCCTCCATCAGTGTGTTGTCCATACGGGTGAACCCCCTGGACTTGTCAATTTGGAAGATGTTTGTCATGATTCTTCTCGTTGAACTTGCTGTAGAAAGAGCCGACCTTGACCGTCGGCTTTTTTGTGCCTGGAATTCGGTGTTTCAGTCTTTCCTGCGGAACGCTTGAATCGTTCCCCTCATCGGCTTAGGTCTTGTTCTTGTTGCAATGACTTGCTGAATCCCTTCCTTGATGAGCTGCGGAACAGTTACTTGCCTCTCCGCCGCCAGCCCCCTCAAAAACTCCAAATCATCGCCATCGACCAATTCGCCAATGGTCATTTCTTCTTGGTTGCTGCTCATAGGGCCTCCAGAGGGACTCAAGAGGGACTTCAGGCCACACGGCTGCTTCGCTTAAGCTCTTCCCTCATCCCGTCGATCCATGATTCAAGAGCCTCACGGGCCAGTACTGCTTTCCTGGTTCTGTGGATCTTGGCCAGGCTGACAAGCGCAGCCTCGTACTCGTCGTCCAGACGGACCTTGGTCTCGTTTTCGTGCTTGTAGCTGGACTGGTTCGGGTCATATGCCATTGGTGAGGCTCCTTGGTTGTTCGAAAGGGTTAAGCAGCTGATTTGCGCGCAGGAATTGGCCGAGTCTCGCTAGCCTGAACGCTGCCGTCATCGTGGATCGTGATTCGAATGTCACGCTTAGAGCGATACATCTGAGATACCGCGCTCTGCTGGATACCGAGAGCCTTGGCGAGTTCGCTCTGGGTTCCATGCCCGGACAGGTACTCCTCAAGGGTTACGGTCTTCATTGGAGGTAGTCTCATGTGGAATTTGATTTGATATTAGCACTGCTACTTCGCACAACTCAAGACAAAGAGTAGCAGTGCTGTTTGCTTTAAAATCAGCGGTGCTACTAAATCACGCGCATGAAGAAACCTATTCGAACCCCGCTAAGCAGCGAGCAGCTTGCCGATGCAAGGCGGCTTGCAGAAATTTACAAGGCCAGAGTTAAAGAATCCAAAGCTCGAGGAGACGTCCCCACGCTTAATCAAGCCGAGGTCGGCGAGAGGTGCGAGTGGAAGTCAGCTCAAAGTACAGTCAGTCAGTTCATGACCGGAAAAGTTGCTCTGAACCTTGAGGCTCTGGTTAGGCTTTCTGAAGCTCTAGACTTTGAACCCTACGAGGTAAGCCCGACGTTGGCTGCTGGGATAAGGCGTGCCGTCACGGACCATGCGAAAACCAACCATGCTGCAGAACCGGCCAACAGCCCCCTGCCGGCAGGAGAAGACATCCAGGAAACGATGGATGACCGCTATTCGTTCATCCCTCAGTACACGGCATATGCAGCAGCTGGTGGCGGTCACGACAACCCACATGTCGAGATCCGTAGCACTCTCGCTTTCAAGCGTGACTGGCTACGCCTCAAAGGCGCAAATCCAAAAAATCTGAAGGTCATCTATGCCGACGGCAATAGCATGTGGCCAACGATCAGTGACCGTGACGTTCTCCTAGTGGACGAGTCGAAGATCGAACCAAGGGATGGGCAGATTTTTGTCCTTGAAAGCGTTGCTAAAGGCACGATCGTGAAGCGCCTAGTCAAGTCAGACTTTGGTGGATGGATCATTCGCAGCGACAATCCGGACAAGATAAATAACGCAGACCTGGAGCTTCCAGACGGCGAAATCCATGAGCACCGTATCCTTGGCCGAGTCATCTGGCGCGGGGGCGACCTATAGGAGCTTCACCCATGTGGATTGCAATTACGCATATCATCGGAGCAGTGCTTGCCTCCTGCCTGCTTATCATGGCATCGCTGATCATAGGCGTATGGATTAAAAAAAGAGTCATCGTGGCCGAACTGCAAGCTATTTCCATACAGCTAGGCGTAGCCGTTGAAGATCTGGAAGATCATGCGAATGTTGATCGAGCCCTGCTATTTATGGCTGATCGCTACAGCAATGACCGACTAAGCAATCGATTATCAGATCTATTCGGCTTGCTTCAGACGGCTCTTGATTGGCTGGTATTTATTGTCCAAATAGGAATTTTGGTAGGTGTTATTTGGAGTGCAGCTACAGGTTCAGTGGGGGAGGCCTCTAACGCATGGAGCATTCCAGCTATCTCACTACTGCTCTGGATTGAGAGAATGCTGCTCATGGCCGCTTGTCGAGTCCTGACCGGCAGATATCCAAGCCAAGCCAAAGAGTGCAGAAAGAAGCTTTCCGAGCTCTTGAGAGCGAAGAAGCAACAGTCTGCACACGTCTATACGTAATATTGAGCTCTAAAAGGATCGCAGCCCTTAGCTGACTTGTATGTGGGAATGACCCAGGCCTATCGCTAAATCCCGCCTTGCGCGGGATTTTTTGTGCGCGCAAGAAAAATAACAGCAGTGCTGTTGACCAACCAATAACAGCAGTGCTACTTTTACCCCATCGCAGAGACACAACCACTGCGAAGGGCCTCAAGAGACCCGCCGCTCTTTAACAACGTGAAGACGAGTCACCCGGCGCCAGAGTTCTTTCCCTGACAGTGGCCATAAGCCCGGGTGAACGGTAAGCAACACAGCAGGCTCCCTTGCCCGACACGTCGGCTCGCTGGTCTGTTGAGATTTAGAGAATTTAGCTGCTGCGCCCGGCATGCCGTCGCAGCGGCCAACACGACATAGCAACTACCGAGGATTTCTCGGTAGTTCGATTCAAGCCGATGACGGCCGCCAGTAGCGGGTCACGGCGGCACAGATTTCCTCGATGACCTTGGAGACAGGGTCATCCGGAAAATCGGACGCACAACGGAGCAAGGCGAGATGATCGTTACCAAACACGAAAGCGATGGCCCAAAAGGCAATCGATATGTAGGTCGTTCGGCGCATGGCGGTTACCGCTGGTGCATTCAGCACGCTACTAAAAAAGAGTTCGACGTTGCACAAGGCACATGCGAAGCCCAGGACCTTCCAAAAGATATTCGTGAACAGTGTGATGCTTACGATGGCGTGAATTACGCCTGCCAATGGCCGCTCTAACAAAACCAGCTCATCTCAAGCCCCTTAGCTTGAGCTTTATATTCCCGATCCTCTCTATGAGAGCGCATCGGGGTGTGATCTGACTCACCATGACCGCGATAAGACGCGAAGCGAGCTGTCCAGTGATGGAAGTAGGGGCGCAACCCTGAAATGGCAGGTGCTGAAAAATCTAGGGCCTTGAGTAAGCTCGCAGATCACACCCCGATGCGGACGAAACTGCGGCCTATAACCGCCCACCTGCATCACCAACCCAACCGGAGAGCACCATGCTCCAGATCATCCTGATCGGCGCAGCGCTCAGTCATGTGCGGCCAGAACCGCCTCTCTCTGCCGGCCTGCCAACCGATCCACCAGCCTGCATTCGGGAAAAGCCTCGACTGACATCCGGGGTCGCCGCGTTCTGGCGCTGAACGATCCCGCCAAAAAAACCTGACTCTGAGATCACTGCATCGTAGAGCTACACCGAAAGCCCCGACGTCCAACGGGGCTTTCGTCTCCCCCGCCTCGAACCCACCCGACAAGGAATCCTCATGAAAACCAAGAAGCTCAATGCGCCAGAAACGGCGTTGGTCCTGCGCACCTGCCGTGCCGATCTGACAAGTCATGGCCGCTTTCAATGGCCAAACGAAGTGGGTGCTGTTGTTACCGCGCCGGACTGGCGTAAAGACGACGAATGCGGCCACGGCCTGCATGGCTGGCTGTTCGGCCAGGGTGATTCGGGCGCCAGCGATAGCATCGGCGATAAGGAGGCGAAATGGCTGGTGGTTGAAGTCGTTTTGGCTGACATCGTCGCCCTGGGCGGCAAGGTCAAATTCCCCTCTTGCACCATCCGCCATATCGGCGACAAGCACAGCGCCACGGAATATCTGCTGGCTAACGAGCTGCGTGCGGCAAGCGTGGCCGTCATCGGCGTCACCCTGACCGGGGGCGACCGCTCGACCCTGACCGGGGGCGACCGCTCGACCCTGACCGGGGGCGACGACTCGACCCTGACCGGGGGCGACCGCT